GTATTTATCTAAGTTTGCAGCACTTTCTACACACACTTTTTGTCCTATAACTCTAGTTTTTCTATGCCTAACCACTGAGGTGTGCGTGATTAAGGCGTTTCATTACTCATAATACTTTCGTCCGGTTTTAACGGGAACGGAACATTGCCCGGATTACTGTTGAAATCTTTCAGTGATGGTTTAGTGGGCTCTGCTTGCGGAACCGTTATTTCCGGATGAATCCATTCCAACTGCATGAGGCGCCACTGGAGATTATCGATTTCCTTGCGCAATATCCATATATCTTTTTCCGTTTCTTTTAATCGGGCTGCATGGGCGTTACTGATATGTTCCAGATTAGTGATCCGATAGTCGAAACTGTCCGAATCACTCATATTGTGTTGACCGTAAACCTGGGTGGCCAACTCATCGATTTGAGCCTGTTGGTAGGCTATATAACCGGCCATGGCGATAATAATAAGGCAGAGCCAAAAGCCGGTCTTTTTTACCGTTTGCAACAAATAGTTGCCTATATTTTTAATTCTTTGATGGCGAGGGCGTTCCTCACTCATAGCGCTTATTTCCCTTCAGTTGCAATAGAACCGCTTGGCAACGGCAATTTAGCCGTTACGAAGTCAAGCCACAAGCGGGACGCATGAGATAAATAATGACCTTTTTTCCAGATTACATATAAAGTATGAGTAATTTCAGGACGAACCAACGGACGAACCACTACGCTGGTACCAACTTTAGTGTTTTCACCTTTAGTAGGGCAGAGGCGGCTAGGCAATAAAGCGATGGCCAAATGAGCCCCTACAGTCTGCAGCATGAGGTCGCGCTGGCTGGTTTCAAAGACGATGTGCGGTTGGAAGCCGGCATGTTTACAAGATTTAACAACTTCATCATGAAGATTGAAATCGTCTTTGTGGAGTACGAAGGATTCTTCGGATAACATATCAAGGGAGATTTCTTTTTCTTTAGCGAGCGGGTTATCGCGTGGTAAGATTACACACAACGGATCGCTGGTGAGGTAGAAAGATTCAAATTCTTTAGGATTTGGTTTGGTACAAATAATACCGATGTCGATAAGACCTTCTTGTACGCTAAGTTCGATTTTCTTGGAACCGTGTTCATATAATTCCAATTCAATCTGCGGATAAGCACGTTTAAATTCGCCCAAGAGCTGCGCAAAAATCGGTGCATCCGTAATCGGTGGTAAACCGATGAGAATAGAGCCTTGTTCCAAACGAAATTCGTTCTCAAAATCTACTTTTAAATGCTCAAACATAAATACTACCCGTTTGGCATGTGTTAAGAAAATAGTGCCGCCGTCAGTTAACTCTACAGATTTGGCATTACGCATGAACAAAACGACGCCCAATTCATCTTCCAAAGCCTTGATGGTACGGCTGATGGCGGACTGGGAAATATGCAGATTGCGAGCTGCCTTACTGAAGCTTTTTTGATCGGCTACTTCTACAAAGTACTTTAAATGATGAAAATCCATAATACACCTCGACTAGTTAAATAATATATGAAAAACTCGAAGCTGCTTTTCAAGAATGCGTTATAGTCATACCTCGAACCAAATGGAGCGGTTGAGGGGGCGAAAAATATCTTATTGAAAAGCATTCGCAATATTGAGAACCTATGAAAAAATATCAACTCAACATCTCATAATTAGCAAGTCCGATACGCCTCTTTCAGTTGCTATATGCACGTTATAATTGTATAATTAAAGCATGAGGCTATATCGAATTGTTATTTTAGGAATGAAATAGATCCTCCAAATGCAAAAGAGTTTTAATAACTATTATATTATTACATTTTTGCAAGATAGGCAATGCTTTTACGAAAATTACGACAAAGAATGCATTAAATTTAACGTCCTTTGTTGCTTACAATGTAGAAGTAATGCGAATTAGAAGTGATTTGCCAATATGTATGTCAAAAATTTATACGCGGTATAAAATTGAATCCTATAGTGTATTCATTATACTATAGGGTCTTATCGTGCGTTTATGCAGTAATGGACATAGATATGCGCTAGGTGCGGGGGAATTTGTTCCTGAGATAATAAGGGTAAGCAAGTGTAAAACTCATTCTTAATGCTTAAGGAGGCTTTTTTAACATGCGTAAAATGAAAACTATGGACGGCAACCAGGCTGCGGCTCACATTGCATACGGTTTTACTGAAGTAGCAGCGATTTTCCCAATCACTCCATCTTCTCCAATGCCGGAACACGTTGATGACTGGGCAGCTACAGGTCGTAAAAACATTTTCGGCCATACTGTACAGGTTGTAGAAATGCAATCTGAAGCCGGTGCTGCCGCTGCTGTACACGGTTCCTTACAAGCAGGTGCTTTAACAACTACATTTACTTCCTCTCAAGGTTTATTGTTAATGCTCCCTAACTTGTACAAAGTTGCCGGTGAATTATTACCGGGCGTATTCCATGTAGCAGCTCGTGCTCTTGCAGCACACGCATTGGCCATTTTTGGTGACCACCAGGACGTTATGGCGTCTCGTGCAGCAGGTTGTGCAATGCTTTCCGAAGCATCTGTACAGGAAGTTATGGACCTTTCCCCTGTAGCTCACTTGACAGCTATTAAAACTCGCGTACCTTTCATCAACTTCTTCGATGGTTTCCGTACTTCTCATGAAATTCAGAAAATTGAAGTTCTTGACTATGACGAATTAAAACCATTAGTAGATATGGAAGCAGTTGAAGAATTCCGCAAACGCGCTTTGAATCCTGATGCGCCTGTAACTCGCGGTACTGCTGAAAACCCTGATATTTACTTCCAGCATCGCGAAGCTTCCAACCCATTCTACCTTGAAGTTCCTAACGTAGTAGAACACTACATGGCTGAAATCAACAAAATTACCGGCCGTAACTATCAGTTGTTCAACTACCATGGTGCTCCTGATGCTACTGACGTTATCGTAGCTATGGGTTCCAGCTGCCAAGTAGTAGAAGAAACAGTTGACTACTTGAATAAACAAGGCCGCAAAGTTGGTATGGTAACAGTTCATTTGTTCCGTCCATTCGCTACCGATCGTTTCGTAGCTGCTTTGCCTAAGACAGTAGAACGCGTTGCTGTATTAGACCGCACTAAAGAACCTGGTGCTTTGGCTGAACCTTTATTCCTCGACGTACAAGCTGCTTTAGTACAGAACGACATCAATGCTAAAGTATATGGCGGTCGTTACGGTTTGAGCTCCAAAGACGTTATCCCTGCCGACATCGTGTCCGTATTCGATAACATGCTTGCTGACGCTCCTAAACGTTTCTTCACTTTGGGCATCGAAGACGATGTAACCAACTTTTCCTTGAAACGTGCTGAAGGCGTATCTGTTACTGCAGAAGGCTTAACAGGCTGCAAATTCTGGGGCTTCGGTTCTGACGGTACTGTAGGTGCCAACAAATCCGCTATCAAAATCATCGGTGACCACACTGATATGTATGCTCAAGCATACTTCGACTATGACTCCAAAAAATCCGGTGGCGTAACGATGTCTCACCTTCGTTTCGGTAAGACTCCAATCAACAAACCTTACCTCGTAACCGAACCTGAATTCATCGCTTGTCATCGTCAGTCCTATGTTCATGAATATGACCTCCTTCGCGGTATCAAAAAAGGCGGTACATTCCTCTTGAACTGTACTTGGACTCCTGAAGAATTAGAAGAAAAATTACCTGCAAAACTTCGTCGTACTATTGCTGAAAAAGAATTAAATTTCTACATCATCAATGCTGCTGAAATTGCTCGTGAAATCGGCTTAGGCGGCCGTATCAACATGATTTGTCAGTCTGCATTCTTCAAATTGACAAACATCATCCCTGTTGATAAAGCTATTGAATACCTTAAAGATTCCGTAGAAAAAACTTACGGTAAAAAAGGTCAGAACGTTGTTGACATGAACAACGCTGCTATCGACAAAGGCGTTGACGCTCTTGTTAAAATCGACGTTCCTGCATCTTGGAAAGACGCAGTTGACAACGGTGAAAAAGCAGTTAAACCTGGTTGCCAGTCTTGCCCAAGCTATGTAGAAAACATTGCTAAACCAGTAAATGCTCAAGCAGGTTATGATTTACCTGTAAGTACTTTCACCGGTTTCGAAGATGGTACTTTACCTGCCGGTACTGCTGCTTATGAAAAACGTGGTGCTGCTCTCTTCGTTCCACACTGGATCAAAGAAAACTGTATCCAATGTAACCAATGTGCGTTCGTATGTCCGCACGCAACTATCCGTCCTGTATTGGCAACAGCTGAAGAAGTAGCTGCCGGTCCTGACAACTTCGAAGCAATCCCAGCTTTAGGTGCTAAAGATCTTCAATTCCGTATTGCTGTATCTCCACTTGACTGCTTAGGTTGCTCCAACTGTGTAAATATCTGTCCTTCCCCTAAAGGCAAAGCTATTGAAATGCGTCCTATCGACGGCGAAATGGAATTTGCTGAAACTTGGGATTATGCAGTTAAATTACCTGTAAAACCAAACCCAATGAAGAAAGAAACTGTTAAAGGCAGCCAGTTCGAAACTCCACTTCTCGAGTTCTCCGGTGCTTGCGCAGGTTGTGGTGAAACTCCATATGCTCGTTTGATTACTCAATTGTTCGGTGACCGTATGGTTATTGCTAATGCTACCGGTTGTTCCTCCATCTGGGGTGCTTCCATGCCTGCATCTCCATACACTACTAACCAAGCCGGCTTTGGTCCTGCATGGGCTAACTCCTTGTTCGAAGACAACGCTGAATACGGCTATGGTATGTTAATCGGTGCTAACAAAGTTCGCGCTCAGTTGGCTGAAACTGCTCAAGTAATTGCTGAAAATGCAGCTCCAAGCTTGAAAGAAGCTATTGAAAACTGGGTAGAAGCTAAAGACCAGGGCGAAGGTTCCCGTGAACGCGTTGCTGCTTTAGTTAAAGAATTAGAAGCTGCTGAACAGACTCCTGAAGTTAAAGAAATGTTGGCTAAGAAACAATACTTAGTTAAACGTTCCCAGTGGATCTTCGGTGGTGACGGTTGGGCTTACGATATCGGTTTCGGTGGTCTTGACCATGTATTGGCATCCGGCGAAGACATCAACGTATTCGTATTCGATACCGAAGTTTACTCCAATACCGGTGGTCAGTCTTCTAAATCCACTCATACAGCTGCCGTAGCTCAGTTCGCTGCCAGCGGTAAACGTACTAAGAAGAAAGACCTTGGCATGATGGCTATGTCTTATGGTTACGTATATGTAGCACAAGTATCCATGGGTGCTGATAAGAACCAGTTGATGAAAGCTATTACCGAAGCTGAAGCATATCCAGGTCCATCCTTGATTATCGCTTACGCTCCATGTATTAACCATGGTATTAAAGGCGGTATGGGTAACGCTCAGGAAGAACAACGTCGTGCTGTTGCAGCCGGTTACTGGGATCTCTATCGTTACAACCCAGCTCTTAAAGAAGCAGGCAAAAACCCATTCAGCTTGGATTCCAAAGAACCAACTGAAAACTTCCGTGATTTCTTAATGAACGAAGTTCGTTATGCATCCTTGAAGAAAGCTGCTCCTGAAATGGCTGAAGAATTGTTCGCTAAAACTGAACGTGACGCTATTGAACGTCGTAAGAGCTATGTACGCCTTCAAAAAGGTTTTGACGAAGTACAATAATAAAAATTTAGGTTTTGACTGTTAGCCAAGCAAGCAATTGTGAGGTTACCGTCTAGCGGTAAACAGTAATTCCTGTAATACAAAACCGCAAGGGTTTCTTAGAAGCCCTTGCGGTTTTTGTATGTTTCTTTGTAAAATTTAGGCGTTGTTTACTTCTACAAATATAGTAAAAATGCGGTTTGAAGCTACGAACATAGCTTCAAACCGCATTTATTATATTTCATCATCAGTCACCGCGTTAGTACCGCGCGTACCGGTTCGAATCCGCATAGCATCTTCCACGTCATATACAAAAATCTTACCATCTCCAACTTCACCGGTCTGCAAAGTATCACGGGCCGTATCCATTACCAGATCGACCGGTATATCACATACAACAGTTTCAACTTTAACCATAGGCACTAAATTTACTGTATATTCTTTGCCGCGATAGACTTCGGTATGTCCTTTTTGCAAACCACAGCCAAATACTTGAGACACCGTCATACCTTGAACGCCTATACGATTCAAAGCTTCTTTTAGATCTTCTAATTGTTCTGCGCGGGCTATTATATCTACTTTTTTCATCCGTTTCACGCTACCACATCCTTTGTATGTTAATTAACAGTATTGTACCGTTGGTAAATTCTATTTTTCATGAAAACCATCTTAAACCAGTGAATGGTGATCGGACGTAATAAAACGGCCGCTACTTTTAAATTCAGATTGATTATATGCTTCTTCACCATGTTCACTAATATCAACGCCTAAGGATTCAGCACCGATGCTGACACGCATATCCATAAAGAGACTGACTACTTTAAAAATGACAACAGTACCGATAATAGAAAAGAGAACAGCTACAATGATAGAAACCAATTGAGGCAACAATAAATCGCCGCCATAGAACAAACCGTCGGCACCATCCGGATTGACACTAACCGTAGCAAATAATCCGGTAGCAATAGCGCCCCACATGCCGCCTACACCATGAATACCGAAGGCGTCAAGGGAGTCATCATAGCCGAGCTTATTTTTCAAAATAGCTACCGCCACATAGCAGCAGATAGCGCCGATTAAACCGACGAAAATAGCAGCGACAGGTGTTACAAAACCGGCTGCCGGTGTGATGGCAACAAGTCCTGCTACGCCACCGGATACAGCGCCCAATACAGTCGGTTTGCCGCGATGATATCGTTCGGCCAATACCCAACCGACAACACCGATAGCTGCCGCTATTTGAGTTGTTACCAGAGCATTGGCGGCCAGCGGTCCGGCTCCGAGAGCGGAACCGGCGTTAAAACCAAACCAACCGAACCATAATATGGCACCGCCGAGAACGGTCATTGGCAAATGATGAGGTAACATCGGCATGCGTCCATAACCGCGACGCCGTCCTAATAGTAAGCAAAGGACCAGGCCGGAAACACCGGATAATATATGAATAACAAGACCGCCGGCAAAGTCGAGCGCTCCTAATTGAGCGAGGAAGCCGCCGCCCCATACCCAATGAGCCATAGTATTATACACTAATAAGGACCAAATGACAGAAAATACGACAAAAGGAGCAAAACGCATGCGCCCTGTAATAGAACCACTCATAATGGCCGGTGTAATTACGGCAAACATGCATTGGAAGGCAACAAAAGCCATTTCCGGAATATTCACGCCATCCATAATATTATTTTGCGTTCCGATAAGGCCTATTTTATCAAGATTGCCAATGACACCATCAACATCGCTACCGAAAATTAAGGTGTAGCCTATCAGCATAAATTCCACGGAAACCACACCAATTAAAAAGAAACTTTCCATGATTGTATTAAGTACATTTTTACTGCGTTCCATACCGCCATAAAACAAGGCAAGGCCCGGCGTCATAAAGAACACCAAGGTTGCCGCCACGAGTACCCAGGCCGTATTACCTGTATCGATAGTAACCATAATAAACTCCTTTCATAAACAAAAAGCGCCTAGTCTCAGAATCATCTGAGGACTAGGCGCCGTTACCTAACTATTCTGTTTGTAAGCTTACACGTACATACTATAACATGTCGCTACATATGTCAACATGTTTTATAGACTATAGAAATCGATTTTTTGAAATTAAGTTACAGCTGTTTTATTTTTGAGTATATAAGCGTCAGCAGAACATGCGGCAAGGCTGTATTATAAGGGGAACGGCTTATATTGCTAATTTGAATGGCACGTCTTATAATATGAGTAACTAACACGCCTACTAAATTTAAAAAGCCCGTAACCACGCATGGTTACAGGCTTTCTCGTTTATAGGTTAGGCTCTTTTATGTACGATTTTCTACTTGTTACTCAACCGTTGCTCAACCGGTAATAATTTTTTTTGAGTAGGTAGAAGTTCTACAGCATCGACTAATTGTTGTATTGTTTTATGTGTGTAGGTACCTTCGGTAACATCTTTGATACTATGACCTATGATAAGTTTTATGATGTGCTGTTTAATATCCGCATTCGACGCCATTGTTGCGAACGTGTGCCTGCCGTCGTGGGGTAGGTGACCGTCCTTCTTCCAATGACGTATCAATTTCTCATATTGCCCTATAACACCGTATAGCGTTTCATGATGTTTAAACCGAGCTTGATTAATAAGTTCGAACATAAAGGGCAGTATGCACTTGGCGATAGGGATGACTCGGTTTTTACCGGATTTAGTTTTACTTCCCCCAATAACATAACCTTCCTTTAAATGCGTGTCCTCAACTCGTAAATTGATTAACTCTCGTGGCCGCATTCCGGTGTAGATGTAAATAAGCTTGAGTTTATTAATACCTTCATTTTGATTCTGCCATAAGGTTAATATCTCTTCCGGTGTATACGGTTTATGAATATTCCTCTCTTCAGCAGGGGGACGTACCACGTATTTAGAGTAGTCCTTGACTTCAATATCATTTTTTATGGCCGCAGTAAATGTACCTGACATGGCTGCTACGATTTTATCAATGGCTGACCGGGATAACGTTTTATTATCATCTATGATACGTTGTAAATGAACAAGGCGTATCTCGCATATAGGCGTGTCCATTAATTCCGTCAATCGTTTTTCAGCCATTTTATAGTTGTCTATCGAAGATTTACTGTTGCCTCGACGTACCTTATCGGCCATCATCCATTTAAAACATTGACCAAAAGTTATGTCCTGATAGTTAAAGGTTTTTGGATCACCTTTATAATTCTTTAGAAATTCGAGGGCCTCTCGTGCAGTACGAAAGGTACCAACGGTTTTCCGAATCATACGGCCTTCTTCATCTTCGCCGATGGTGATAACGGCCCGGTAGGGCTTACGTAACGGTTTGTGGGTCATCTTATATACGGAACCCGAACCATTTGCTCTTCTCATAAAAAATCACGCTCCTGTCTGAAAAATAGGTATGGTTAATAGACCTGGAGCGTGTACCGTGATATAATTAAATTACTGAGTATGCGGCACTTCTCCAAGTGTTGTATATGAATCCCTCATCCGTTGCCGCGGGTGGGGGATTTTTTTATTTTGGATGATTAAAAGGGGATATTATCCTCTTCCCAAGGTGGATTCTCGATTATTTTAGGGGATGTATTTTGTGCGTCATATTCATCTTTCCATGATGCTAATGCTTTTTCTTTAAAATATAGACTTTCTTTTCCGCACTTAGGGCAATATCGAAAATGCGGATCTAATTTTTCCCCGCAGTCTTCACAGACATTTTGAGTAGGTAGCGAACAAATCGGGCAGTAGTTCCAATCAGAATCTATGTTTTCGAGTTCGCAACGTGGGCATGTTTCTGTTCTTCCGTTATCTATATTTTGGGGATATGTTTTGTAGTCCATAATGGGAATTTCTCCTGTTACATCTCCGTAAAAAAAGTTGATAAGATAGTTATTTTTGTGATACCACATAAGGCTTTTATTGCCACAAACCGGGCAATATTCTATAGACCTCGTATTTGCTACAAATAAATGACTACACTTTGAACAGTATTTAGTGTTAATAAAAGAGGAAAACCGATTACTAAAAAATTTAAGAGTTTTTGGAATAGTGAGAAAGTTAATTCTCTTAATTTGTTCAATACCTACTGTGGCGCACAAATGGGATACTCCAAATATATTACTAACTATATCGGCATCATGGGGATTCGTTAAATTGGTTAAATATAACAATGGCCTCGAACGAATTAATTCACCGGCAAACATGTCAGCTTCTCTTTCTCTATAATCTCCAGATGACGTATTGGCAAACCTTGGTAAAAAGCCATTGGGTGAATTTTCATGGTGCCCGAGTAATATATGGCCTAACTCATGGGCTAATGTAAACGGGATACGGTTAACTTGAGCCTTATCTTCGTAGAAGACGATATATCTTTTGCCATCTTTATAACAGAGCCCGTCAATTTGTTTAAGTCTTAGTTTTTGGATAAAAGTTGCGAAAGGGCTAGACTCTGCTTCTGTAAAAGACTCTAATTGAATTCCTAAATCCATGTAAATAGATCTTAAGTCAATTGGTACAGAACAAATCTGTAAATCCTTTAATAATCTCCAAGCTGTTTTGGTGGCATGATTATAATCGGGTTGATTCAATGTGAACTCCTTTTATTTGCTTTCTTTACTTTTTTTATCGAGAAAATATTTTGCCATATTTTCGATTTGCTCAAAATCGTCTGGGGAAAGCTCGTCTTGGGCACGCATTAAAACTCTAGAATAGTTTTTAGTATTATCTTCGGATGAATACCCTAATAATTCAACTGGAGTTACTTGCAGAGCATTAGCGATTTTAATTAGCTTACTACGTGGAGGATCTATTTTTCCGGCCTCTATTTTTGCGATACTTGTTCTGTCTTTATAGCCTACTTTAACTGCTAATTCTTCTTGTGACAATTTTAAATTTTCTCGTAAATTTCGAATTTTTTCATTTAATTTCATGATTTTCTCCTGTTAATTCGAATACGTTCTCTATTCATAGAATAATATATGTGTGAAAAAAAAGCAACAAAAAAATTAAAAAATGTTGACTTTTAATCTCGGATTGTGTATTATGTTTGTGTGATTATAAATCACGGAAAGGAGTATTTATGGATGATTTAAAGAAAATAATTAGAGAGAAGGGGCTAAAAGTATTTTGGGTTGCAAAACAATTAGGGCTTTCAAGGGAAGGATTATACAAGAAGTTGTCCGGGGAGAGGGAATTTAAAGCTTCTGAAATCTATAAGTTAGGAGTAATCCTTTCCCTATCAGCTCAAGAAGTACAGGATATTTTTTTTAAAAATAAAAGTGATTAAAAATCACTTAAGGAGGAATCTTATGAATGAATTAATACCAATTAAAGTTAAGTCTGATGATAGTCAATTTATTAGTGGCCGTGATTTGCATATGTTCTTGGAAATTGGAACACAATACACAAAATGGTTTGAAAGAATGTGTGAATACGGTTTTAGTGAAAATGATGACTTCAGAACTGTTAGTCAAAAAAGACTAACAGCTCAAGGTAACGAATCTACCTTTTTAGATCACGAACTGACTATCGACATGGCTAAGCAATTGTGTATGTTAGCTCGCAACGAAAAAGGGCGTCAAGCTAGAGAATACTTTATTCAAATTGAACGGGATTGGAATAGTCCAGAAAAAGTCATGGGGAGAGCGTTAAAGATTGCGGACAGGACAATCCAAAATCAAAAATTAGTGATTGCTCAGCAGTCTCAACAGTTATCTGAATTACAACCTAAAGCCACTTATTACGATTTAATTCTTCAAAATGACAGTTTACTGAGCGTAACTCAAATCGCGAAAGATTATGGTATGAGTGCTAAGAAATTGAACCGGTTATTAGAAGAAGAAAAAGTCCAATATAAGCAAAGTGGCCAATGGTTTTTGTATCAAAAATATGCCGATAAAGGGTATACCAGTAGCAAAACAACTGTGTTAGATGCAGATCGTTCGGTAATGCATACTTACTGGACGCAACAAGGAAGATTGTTCATTTATAGTTTGCTGAAAAGTAAAGGATACCTACCTTTAATTGAACAAATGGGGTGATAGACAATGCCAGAAAATACAAAAGAGCTGGAGTTATTGGCACAACTGCCGGTCCTTCAGCGTATCAAATTATAAGAGGAACACGTAATTGATTTAGAGCAAACTCTATTAGAGATATTACATAATCTTAAGAAGACACGAGAGGTGATGTAAGCAATGTTATCAAATAAAAAAAGAGCCCTTAGTGAAGGCTAAGATAGTTCAAAAGTGAAAGGACAACTGAGTAATGATACATATTGATTTGAGTTTATTTGAATGCTTAATCTTCCTTGTCGCTTTCTTCATGTGCTTTTGTTCTTTTAGGTGGGCTAATACGCTTATGCAAGATGAAAGAGGTGAAACTATGAATTTAGCTTTAAAATTTGACGTGAATGTAGAAGTATCGATTGAATCTTTAGACGTCGGTGAATTTGAACGATGGGTCGAAATGTTGGCCAAAATACAAAAAGAGTACAGCTGCAACTGCACTCTTTCTGTTAAAAGTTAAAGTTGATTGTATCACAAATACGGAGGAAAAAATCATGAAAATAAACATTATTGCCAATACTGATTCTTTTAGAGATGCATACCTTTTCGTCAAAGGTACTAAACAATTAGAAAAAGCAGCGGGCATATCCTGTACTCTCACGATAGTAGCCAATACACAGGATATGATTAAGCCGATAGCAAAGACGGAGGGACTAAAAAATGATTAAGCCAATCACACAATTTTTTAAACTGCTTTATCAAGCACTATCCGGACGGGACTACGATACTGGGAAGAGACGAGAAACTGCTGAGGAACACTTACGGGATGCCCGGATTACATCACGAATTAACATCGTGATTATTTGGTTGGCCGTCCTTGTTACGATTTTGAACGTAACCATGTTCATACTACGGCGAGTTGGGTATTGATTAACCAAAAAAGAATTGTGCTAATGCTATTAAAACACTAACAATGGCAAGATATTTTGCTATATCGGAGTTCTTAGTTGCTAGTCTGCTTTCTTTTAAGCTAGCTTCAGCGATAGCGATGCTTTTCTCGGCGAGCTCATCAGATTTACGTTGTTGAAGTAGCTGGGCAAGTCGATTATCCCCGGCAACAGATAAATCAAAAGTATCTTCCGGTTTAAATTCGTACGGGGCGACAAATTCGGCAGGTTCATCGAGAAATTGGAAGTAAGCTGTTTTAAAACGGTTAGGACTGAATACTCGCACTGTTCTTCCCAAAGGCTCTTCGGAAAGAAACTCAGGATCATCGCATAAATAGCTATTCATGGTCGACGAATTAAGAGCCGGTACCAGTTCTTTAAAACTAGCGTAGGTATTTTTACCATCGTGAACTGCCCAAATGAGCTTATCGATTTGAGTATTCGTTAACGTAAATGCTGCTTTCTCGTATTCATCGACTCTAGCCCAATAGGCATCGTATTCTTGCTGTTGCCAAGCATTCCTTATTAAAGGACTGGTAAGCGTTTGATTAACGCTTTGTGCCCACTCTTTAGCACTGCTAAGAGGTTTTGTGAATTGCTGGACATCCTGTGCTAAATCACGGACTGCCGATGAAGGTTTTGTAGCTTGTTGCACAAGGGGATCGGTTGGGTTGATTTTATCATCTGACATTGATTTAATCCTTTCTGCTGATGCGTAATAATTTCTATTCATATTATATCAAATTTTAACACAGGAAAGGAGGAAACGTGAAATGACAATACAAGAGCTTGTTTACAACGTGTACCGGGATACGGACGTATACAAAAATACCGAAGTATCGGAGCTACTTAATATCTCATCGGCACAGGTTCGTATCGCTAAATCAAAATTAGCCCGGAAGGGACTTATATCGGTCGAACCGTGCGGCGGTAAAGTGGAAATACTTAAGCCGTTCCGGGAAGATATTGTGGCTCCGGAGCCCACCTATAAAGCAGCCATCTACAAAGAAATGTTGGAGCTTTATTTAGAGGACTTCCGGAACCAAGACACTTTTAGGGATCGAGTGCTAGTTGGCCAAGAGATTCGTATGATTTTAAAACAGATTTAAGGAGGTAATAGTATGAGTAACAAAACTCTAAAAGTAAGTGAAGCTGCGGAATTAATGGGTGTAACCGAACAGTTCATCCGTGCGGCTCTAAAACGCGATAAGTTCCCTTTATGGGGTAAAGCTGTTCGCATGAAAGAAGGCGGAAAGTGCTATCGCTACATTATTTTAAAAGTACCATTTATGAAGTACATTGAGGGCCAGTGGGATGCGACGGAAGTCAACACAGAAGGCTAATAAGGAAGTAGCACCTGCCTATCCGGTAAAAGCTATCGACACACCTATGCGAAAAGTATGCCACCGGTGCGGTAGAGAAATCACACATAGGCCTAATCGCTTAATGTACGACAGTAGCTATGGCGTCATAACTGTATGTGATGTGTGCTGGGCTGCTAATTTAAGGCAAAAGAGGAGGTTATCATGAGTAAAATAATTACCCGGTTTTTACTAATTCGTGACGGCGATGAAGTAAAACGGCAGATTGAAGAGCAGTACGGCTCGGTGAATAAGTTTTGCGAAGAACGTGGAGTTATTCGGAGAACATTAAACAAGGCATTAGCCGGTGAAGGTATCACGTTTGGGCCTGCCACTAAGATTGCATTAGGCATCGGAGCCTTTGAAACCTTCGATGAATTTGAATCGGACCAATATTACGAATAGTAAAGGAGATAAAGAAATGACTATTGAATCGTTAATGGCCAATATATGGCTAATGATGCTCGAAGCCTTTGTATTGGGTGCTGTGGTAACTGTTATCGCCGGTTTGGTAATTCGTGAAGTGCTGAAACGTCGAAATTATCACGATGTGGTGGTCGACGTAGTTGAGCCGGAATCCCAAAATTGGGAAGTAAATTTAGCTAAAGCCTTTAATCAAGAAACATTAACCGATTGGAAAGGCGTACGGAAAGGAGCTCGAAAATGAAACGTAAAGTAGAATTGATGCAGTTACTCGAAAAACTATACACAAAAGCTCGTGAAGTTACCAAAACAGAAGGATTTGTACCCGCTGAAGTAGCCTATACAATCTGGGACAGCTTAGTCGAGTTAGACGACGATGTTGAATTAAAGTTATCCGACGAGGAGCGTAACATGATGACGCTCGTAATAGCGTTAGCGGCCGCTCTCGAAAATGCTTGCCAATTAGGGGGAGCCGGTTACGAAAAATATGTTGTAAGTGTACAGGCCTTGTCGTATCAACTTACAAATGCCTTGTCTGATTTTTATGATTTACTTCAATAGTAGCTATAAAGGGGGTGGTTCCGATGCACGACGTAAGCCAATATTGGCCAAAAAGAAAAAGTCCCTTAACTGCGGGAACAGTTAAAGGACAATAGAAAAATATCTACTTAAGCTCAGTATATCACGTTTTCACAAGAAAGGAAAACTAGCCATGATCGAAATTAAAATTTCCGGTAACACTGCCGAAGAAGTAAAAAGTAAAGTAGTATCATTGTTTAATCAGCTAACAGCTGCTACAGAAGCCTACGAACAGACTAAATCAGTAGAGCCTAAAAAGCCAGCTACAAAAGAAAAAGCACCTGTAAAAAAAGCAAAAGCAGAACCGGTAGTTGATACAGTATCAATTGAAGTACCGGCTGAACCGGAAAAACAGGAAGAACCGGCATCACAGGAACAGCCGGCCGAAGAAACTAAAGCCTATACTGTGGACGAAGTTCGTGCAGCTGCTAAGGCATTCTTAACGGCCAATCCTAAAGAACGTAAGCCGTTGTTAACGTCATTCTTACATGACGAATTAAAGGTTAAGGATATTACGACTATGGACCCTTCGTTATATGGTCGTGTGATGGACTTCGTAAAGAGCCATGAGTAAACACGCCTTGTTGTCTGCGTCGAGTTCTCACCGGTGGCTGGTGTGCACGCCATCAGCTCGCCTGGAACAGCAATTCGAAGATGAGCAGTCCCCTTACGCAGCAGAAGGGACAATGGCCCACGCCTTAGCCGAAACTCTCTTGAATCGTTTATTGTTTGATACAAATTACGATGAGAGCGAAGCAGAACCGGTAAACTATAGCCGTGAAATGACGGAAGCCGTTAGCCAGTATGTTGACATCTGTATGGAAAAAGCGAATGAAGCTCGTAAGCGGTCCGCCGATGCTGAAATTATGGTAGAGGCACGGCTCGACTATTCCGAGTGGGCACCGGAAGGATTTGGTACCGGTGACATGGTGATAGTGGCCGATGAGGTATTGGAAGTCGTGGACTTAAAGTACGGAAAAGGCGTGCCTGTATCAGCGATAGATAACTCGCAGATGCGACTATATGCCTTAGGTGCGTATGCGGCCTATGGTCTGTTATACGATATTAAAACCGTCAAAATGACGATTGTACAGCCCCGTTTAGATTCAGTAACCACTGATACTATGGCTATTGAGGATTTGCTGGCATGGGGCGAAACGGTTAAACCGGTAGCTAAAAAAGCCTTCGAAGGTGAAGGCGATTGTGTGGCCGGTAGCCATTGCGTTTTTTGTAAAGTACGACATTTGTGCCGTTCCCTAGCCGATACGTGCCTTGAGGAGTTTTACAAAATGGGCGGTAAGAAAACCAATTTGCTAATGGATAGTGAAGTAGCCCATATCCTCGATATGTATCCGGTAATCAAGCGATGGCTTGAAGATGTAAACGATTACGCTATCCAAAAAGCCGTGAGCGGTGAAAAGGATTGGCCAGGTTATAAAGTAGTCGAAGGTACGTCGAAACGTAAAATCACGGAACCAATTAAGGCTGCACAGGCGTTACTGGCCGCTGAGTATGAAGAAGCGGAAATATATAAACCTAAAGAACTTAGAACTATTACGGACCTTACCAAGTTACTAGGCCGTAATGGCTTTAACGAAATAGTTGGTCCGTTTGTAGTAAAACTACCAGGAAAGCCGACACTGGCTCCGTTATCGGATCCACGGAAACCGATGGAATTAAATACTGTAACAGCAGAAGATTTTGATGATGATTTATAAAAGAGGTAATTACTATGTCTAAAGTTAAAACTCGTTTAGTACGTTTATCCTATGTTACATTGGCCGAAGCCAAACCTGATATGCAGGGTAATAAGTTTTACAGTACTCAAATTTTAATTGATAAGAATGACAAAGAAACGGTGAAAGCATTCCAGGATGCTGTTGAAGAATTGAAACGTGACCCGAAAGCATTGGCCAAAGTGAACAACAACGCCAAAGCCATCACGGTGCCGTTCCGTGACGGCGATACTGATACAGCGGATTATGTGGCCAACGCACCGGATGTGTATGCCGGCAAGTATTTTGTGAACGCTAAAAACTCGAAACGCCCGGAAGTTCTTGATATGGATAAGGATAAGACAAAGATAGAGCCGTATGAAATCGAAGAAAAAGTATATAGCGGATGCTACGCACAATGTATATTGAATTTATATGTGTACAACTCTAATGGTAATAAGGGTGTCGGCGTAGGTCTTTCCGGTGTACGAAAAGTTAAAGACGGTGATCGCTTAGGTGGGGTAACCGTAACGGCCAATGATTTTGATGATGATTTAGTAGCTGACGACTCCGATATCTTATAAGAGGTATCTGTATGGAACTCTCAATCGATATTGAAACGTACAGCGAATGCCCGATTAAATATAGCGTATATCGATATGTAGACGATCCTTCATTTGAGATTCTATTATTCGGATATTGTTTTGACGACGGTCCGGTCGAGGTCGTGGACCTAACAAAAGAAGAGCTGCCGCCACAAGTAGTGGCGGCTCTTCACAATCCGGACATAACAAAGACTGCGTTCAATGCCGCCTTTGAGATGACCTGTCTGCAAAAGATATATCCGGATATGGACATTACAAACTGGGAGTGTACTTCTGTACTAGCGTTATATTGCTCTCTACCTACATCCTTGGACGCTGTATCTAAGGCGTTAAAACTTGGAGTCGAAAAAGACTCTCGTGGTAAATCACTGATTCAGTATTTTTCGGTTCCTTGTAAACCAACAAAATCAAACAAAGGACGTACCCGTAATTTACCGGAACACGATCCGGAACGGTGGGCTGAGTACATTGAATATAATAGGCAAGACGTTGTAGTTGAGCGGGCTATCCGTAACCGCCTACTACCCTTAAAACCGCCGGACATTGAACACGAGTATTGGCTCATGGACTTGGCCATTAACCGTAACGGCATTGCCGTTGATAACAAAATGATAGACAATGCCTTAGCTTTCGACGATGAATTCAAGCGTAAACTAACTGCCGAAGCCAGTTCTTTGACTGGGCTTGAAAACCCGAACAGTCCGCTCCAACTTAAAGAATGGATAGAAAATCGACTTGGGCACGAAATCCCCGGTATGACTAAAGCTGTAGTGGCTGATTTATTGGCTGAGGATTTACCGGCTGACGTCCGTCGCGTATTGGAACTAAGGCAGATGCTTGGCAAAACAAGCGTGAAAAAATATGCGGCTATGCGTAATGCAGAATGCTCGGACGGACGTATTCACGGTATGCTACAGTTTTATGGTGCCATGAGAACTGGACGTTGGGCCGGACGTATTGTGCAGTTGCAGAACCTACCTCGTAACTACCTTGAGGATTTGGACACCGCCAGAGACGCGCTCAAGCAAGGCGATTTAGAAATGTTTGAGTTACTATATGGCGATGTGTCTGATACACTGTCTCAGCTCATTCGCACAGCCTTAGTGGCTGAACCGGGAAATCGCTTTATTGTGGCCGATTTTAGTGCTATCGAAGCCAGGGTCATTGCTTGGTTATGTAGTGAAAAATGGCGTCAGAAAGTGTTCGCCGAAGGTGGCGATATTTACTGTGCATCAGCTTCTAATATGTTCCACGTACCAGTCGAAAAGCATGGTGTGAATGGACATCTCCGGCAAAAGGGAAAAGTGGCTGAGTTAGCCCTCGGTTATGGCGGTGGAGTAAAAGCATTGATTGCAATGGGCGCTTTAAAAGGCGGTATCGCCGAAGACGAATTGCCGGATATTGTAAGAAAATGGCGTGCTGCATCACCTCGAATCATTAAGCTATGGAATGATGTAGATTTTGCAGCTAAAGAAGCTATTAGAAAAGGCGGACCGGTCACTATTATCCATCGTGGACTACGATTTGAACGGAGAGATGGAGCCTTATTTATTACATTACCGAGTGGTCGTCGATTGGCATATACAAAACCACGCATTGGCAAAAATCGTTTTGGTGGCGAGTCTATTACCTATATGGGCATGAACCAGATGGCCAACAAATGGGAACGATTAGAAACCTATGGCGGTAAGCTCACAGAAAATATTGTGCAGGCCATCGCTCGTGACTGCTTAGCCGGCGCAATGTATCGGTTATATAAGCACGGCTACAAAATCTGTGCTCACATACACGATGAAGTAGTCATTGAAGCGCCTATAGGTGTCGGTAGTTTGGACGAAGTAATTAAGATCATGTGTGAACCGGAACCGTGGTGTGACGGTTTGATATTAAATGCAGCGGGCTTTGAAAATCCGTATTATATGAAAGACTAAGAGGAGGAATTATCATGATTGGTAAATCGCAGATTAAGCAACAAGAAGAAGCTATTAAATATTTACGTGAATTGGTGTTACAAGCTGAAGACGGTGATAGTAAACAAGCCGCTCTCGATTATTGCGACGGGTGCTTAACTGCTTGCAAGCTAGGGCTCGAAGTTCTGGCCAAACAAGAAGAATCCAAAAAAGCGGATGCTAAAGACACCGAAACTACGGCCGAAACAAAACCGAAAAAACGCACTACCCGGAAGAAAAAAGCGGAACCTGTTGAAGAACCGGCTACTGCATCAGAAGCTCCGGCAGAACCGGAAGTCGCTCAAGAAACAGATGATTTTGATGATTTATTATAGGACGGTAGCAATGTATGAGTACGGTATTATTTCAGCTAAAGGTGCCACGGTTATTTGAAGTCGTACGACGGAAACAAATAGGAACGTGGAAACCGGCTATTCAATATCACGTTAATTGTGGAGGAAGTTTTACTTGTTATTGGCCAATGCATCCAAACGGTTTCTCTGTGCAAGTCGATTCCTATTATTCAGACAATTATCATTGCCCGTTTTGTGGCCAAGAGGTAAATTGCGATACATTTACTATAAATGCTGAAGACGAGAATCGTATTCCTTTAACTATGGACCTATCTATAGTTAGTCGCAGAACCGAAATCGACGTGATTTTTAAATATGATTCGGTAATCGTTGATGGGGACCAAGGCCTTCGTCAAATTATAAAAGGGCATAAATCTAAACGAACGGATATTGTACGATTTGATTTTAAACAGCGTCGAGTGCTCTACATTCGGCGTGGCATTGCCCGTAGTAGTGTAATTGAAGTTATTCCGGATTTCAAACCACCGGGATACTTTGATCCATCCACGCCTTTTTACTGGTTAAGAGGAACCTATCAAAGTTTATTAGTTGAATATAAAGAAGAGTTAAAATCGTTTACAACCATTCTAAAAAAGGCTTTTTTGGAGAAATTAAGTAAACGTGTTGGCTATAAGGTTCCGGGAATTCGTCAAACAGTTAGTATGTCGTGCTCCGCAGGCGTGTTTAAAGGTCTGTTCGATACACTGGTATTTAGAATGGCCGCTCCGGACGGGCCTGCAGTAAGTGAAGAGCTTTTGTCGGATTATGTTGAAAATCAATATAGCCAGATAGCAAAACCTATGGATAACCTATTAGATTTAACTCGATCCGGTACTTCGTGGATTAGTGCTTTAATTAAAGTCTATCGGCTAAAAAACAACAGGCTTACTCGCCAATTATTACAGACTCGGCCGTTCTGGGCTATCAACGTACTATCGTTAATAAACGCTTTCTCGGATAATCCTAATTATGAACGCACATTACTTTCTTTCTTTAAAGCATCGCAAAATGAGTACGGTCGTAATCATTGGCAGTTCAGAGCTTGCACTCGGTTACCTGAGTTTTTATCGATTTATCGCTATGTTCGTGGGGAAGGTGCCGCCGTAAATTTAGTAACGACTGTTAAAGACTTTTACCAATTACGCGATTCAGCCGACATCTATTTCCGGTTATCCCGACAAAATCGTAAAGCGTTTTGGGCACAGCGGATAAAAGCGAAAGATGTACATAATGCACTAGTTTCATTGTCCCAAAAAGAAAAGTATGAAAATAAACATATTCAACAGTCTTTATTGTATACACGCCTCGAGGCAACGATTGACGGATACCAATTTACAGTGCCTAAGGAAACTCACGAATTAGTGGATATGGGCGTTAAGCTACATAATTGCGTGGCAACATATTCGGATAGAGTTGTTAATGGGCTAGTTGCTATTGTAGCGGTCTCGAAAAACGACGAATTGCAAGCTTGTATCGAAGTAACACCTCGTGATGATGGACAAGCCTTTGTACAAATTCATCAGGCAAAACTGGCATGTAATCATCCAGTGCGAGAAGATCCGGTATTGAATAAAGCCGTGATTGATTGGGCCGATAAAGTTAAGCTCAATGCGTTTAAGTATAATTACGACATTGCAAGGTTAGGAGGCACGGCGATTTGAGCGACATTATTATTAAAATAGCTACGGGCACAAATCGCTACGCCCGTAGCTGGAAGACTCAAGAATTAAAATGGTCTGAACTCGTAACACAACTAAGCAAGGCTACTGTAACAAAAGAAACGGCATCCGAATATAAGCGGATGAATAAATCACAGCAGGGCGACGTCAAAGATGTCGGCGGTTTTGTTGGTGGGTATATTCCAAAAAATGGCCGACGCGTTAACGGTGCCGTAAAACAGCAGTATTTGTTGACGCTTGATGCGGATAGCCCGGACGATGATTTCCTCGTAATGCTTGATTTGGTTCTGGATGCTTACGAATATGTATTATATAGCACACATAGTCACACAACGAAACAACCGCGATATCGAATTATTATTCCAACGGATAGACCAATGCTACCGGATGAGTTTCAAGCGGTATCACGACGAATGGCTGAATCGATAGGGATAGAATCCTTCGACCCGTCGACGCACCAGCCGGAACGGCTTATGTATTGGCCAAGTCATCCGAAAGACGTGGAGTACGTCTTTCAGCATCACGAAGGTGCACTGTTACCGGTAGATGATATATTGGCCACGTATACAGATTGGACGGATGTTAGCCTTTGGCCAACAAGCTCAAGAGCTGAAACGCTCATGGCTCATAGTGCCAAAAAGCAAGGTAATCCGTTGGCCAAGTCCGGACTCATCGGTGCCTTCTGTCGAAGTTACAGTATAACAGCTGCTATCGATAAATTCTTACCGGATATATACGCTCCATGTGATACGCCAAATCGATATACCTACCGTGCCGGTTCTACCGTGGCCGGGCTTGTCGTATATGACAATGACACGTTCGCCTATAGTCATCACGGCACCGACCCGTTAAGCGGTAAGTTGGCCAATGCTTTCGATTTGGTTCGCATCCATAAATTCGGCTCTCTCGATGAAGACTGCGATGCTAAAACAAGGGCCGATGCACGGCCTTCATTCAAGGCGATGGTGAACTTCGTTAACGAAGACGGTGCCGCACCGGTGCTACTGGATAAGGAACGAGCGGCTAAGTATACCAACGATTTTGACGACGTTGAGTCCTTAACCGGCGACGATACCGATGATAGCTGGATGCGTAAATTACAGCGTACTAAGTCCGGTGTCCCCGAATCGAATCCGTATAACTGTATATGGATTATGCAGCATGATCCTCAACTAAAAAATCGATTCGGTCTAGACGAGTTCGCACACCGTATCGTAGTGCTCGGTAATCTGCCGTGGCGTACGGTAAACGGTAGCGATTTATGGGGTGATACTGATGATGCTTGTATACGCAATTACTTATCTACCGTATACCAAATTAAGGGCAAAGGCATTATCGATGATGCTATTACAGAGGTAATGAACCAAAATAAATTTCACCCGGTCCGTGAATACCTGACCTCTCTTAATTGGGATGGTACGGAACGCGTCGATTCCTTATTCATCGACTTTATCGGTGCCGAAGATACTCCGTATATTCGAGCCGTTACGAGAAAATGGCTGTGTGGAGCCATAGCCCGCGTTATGGAACCTGGTATCAAGTTTGATACGGCCATCGTATTATACGGCGAACAAGGGCTGGGTAAGTCGGTTATTTTGGAACGATTGGGCGGTAAATGGTTTAACAATACCTTACAGGATATCAAAACTAAGGACGCCCTGGAACAGATTCAGGGTGCCTGGATTAATGAATTAGCCGAATTATCTCCCACGTATAAAAACGATAATGAGATTGTTAAGGCGTTCTTGAGTCGCACGACGGACCGTTTTAGAGTGCCTTATGGCCGCCGAACGGAAGAATACCCAAGGCAGTGCGTGTTCGCCGGCTCCACAAATAATTTACTGTTTTTGAAGGATCGTACCGGTAACCGACGCTTTTGGCCGATTAGTGGTGATAAGCGTCGGAAGGTGTGTAACTCGTGGGATTTATCAAAAGATGAGGTGGACCAAATCTGGGCCGAGGCCTTTATGATGTGGGCTAACGGTGAGTCACTTGTATTAGATGAGCAGCTGGAGCAAGAAGCCATTAAAATTCAGCAGTCACATACAGAGGGCTCCGAACTTACAGGACTCATCGAAGAGTATTTGTCAGTGTTATTGCCAGCTAACTGGGATAGTAAAGACTTATACGACCGGAGAGCTTATCTGGAGTCTTACGATGAAGAGTCTGGCGGTAAACCACGAGAAAAGGTATGTGCCCTTGAGATTTGGTGTGAAGTGTTGAGCGGTGACCGTAAAACACTATCAAATGCTAAAGCCCGTGAGCTTATTGATATTCTGCAATCAATATCGGGGTGGGAGCCGTATAATAAGGGCTCCGGTAAACTACGATTTGGCAAATTGTACGGTGTGCAAAAAGCGTTTGTGCCCTCGGACAGAGGACACAATAAGCCGTGATTTTATCGAAAACGGTGTTCCGGAGGTGTAGCCAATTACCGTAGCCAATTATTATATCTGATTTTATAGATATAATAATTATACTCCTCTATACATAGAAGATTATAGATGTGAACTATAAAATTGGCTACGGCTACGGGATTGGTCACGGAATTGGCTACGGCTTAAAGTATGATTGCTATTATATTTATATGTGTAATGTAGCCAATGTAGCCAATTATTACTAATTAATTATAAATATTATATTATTGTATATACGCGTGTATATATATTAGTGTATATCTAAAAAATAGCCTATATATAGTTTTGGCCAATAATTGGCTACATTGGCTACACACAAATGTTCGAAGGAATGGTGTATATGGAATGGACTGAAAAACAGGTTGAGGTCTTTATGAAATCGGAGGCTCAAAAAAGAGGATGCCTATTTTATAAATTCGTGTCCCCCGGTAACGACGGTGTGCCGGATAGAATTTTAATTACCCGCACCGGCCAGGTGCATTTTATCGAGCTTAAGACAACTACCGGTAGGCTCTCACTTTCTCAACGAGTGCAAATTCATAGATTGGAAGAGCATAACGCCTTGGTCTGTGTGGTACGAGGTAAGGAAGGTGTGGCTAACTTCTTTACCGAGGCGGGCTTATGAAGTTTATCCCGCATCCCTACCAATCGATAGCTATAGACAGGATTGTATCGCATACGCACTATGGTCTGTTACTCGACATGGGACTTGGTAAAAGTATCTGCACGTTAATGGCCATTAATCAGTTAATCAATAACCGGTTTGAGGTTACCAAGGTTCTATTGATAGCACCAAAGAAAGTAGCCGAAAGTACCTGGGTACAGGAAGCCGCTAAATGGGACGATACCAAGAATCTGAAAGTCGTGAAAGTGCTGGGCAGTGCCAAACAACGGATTGAGGCATTGCATACGAAAGCCGATGTGTATGTGATTAATCGAGAAAACGTAACATGGTTATGTGAATATTATGCACATAACATACGGCAATGGCCCTTTGATATGCTAGTCGTTGACGAAAGCAGTAGTTTTAAGAATCCGAGAGCGAAGCGATTTAAGGCACTGCGTAAATTCCGCGGACTGTTTGATCGTGTCGTGATTTTAACCGGGACACCGGCACCAAATACATTGATGGATTTGTGGTCTCAAATCTACTTATTGGATGGTGGCGAACGACTAGGACGTACGATTACCGAATACCGAGATAGATATTTCGTACCGGATAAAACGAATGGCCATATTGTATATAGCTATCGACTTAAGCCATCAGCACAGGCTGATATTTACAAACGATTACAATCGGTGTGTATGAGTTTAAAGGCTACGGATTACTTATCGTTACCGGATCGTATCGATAACGTAATCCGTGTCGAAATGACCGATGAAGAAAAAGCCTTGTATCAAACGATGGAACAACAGCACGTACTGGCATTGGCAGATAGTGAAATAATTGCACTAACTGCCGCTGCTGTTGCGAATAAGCTGTTACAGATGGCTAACGGGTATGTGTACGACGATGACAAGCACTGTACGAAAATCCATGAGCAGAAATTAGAAGTGCTGAAAGAATTGGCCGATACGAATGTAGGAAAACCGATGTTGGTATTTTATAATTTTAGGCACGATTTGATAGCGATTAAGAAGGCGTTCCCTAGTGCACGCGAACTCAAAACGGATGCGGATGTAGAGGATTGGAATCAAGGGCGGATTGATATGTTATTGGCACATCCGGCATCGGCTGGTTACGGGCTTAATTTACAAGCCGGTGGGCATATTATCGTATGGTACGGATTAACGTGGAGTTTGGAGCAGTACCAACAAGCCAATGCACGATTATACAGGCAAGGACAGTCCGAAGCGGTTATTATACATCATTTAGTAACGGCCGGTACGATGGACGAGCAGGTTATGCGTGCTATCGCTAGAAAAGAAGCCGGTCAAAATGAATTATTAGATGCGATTAAATATAGAAGGTCGCTATATGAAACTATGAAAGGAGAATGCATATGAATTCAGAATTGGAAAGCACCAAAAAGGGAATCATGGCTATGCTGTGTAGCCTAGGTTATCAATTTATACTCCGTGATAGAGATGATAACCTATGGGCATATAGAATGGGTTCAAGACCACCGGTAGGAGCTACAAGAGAACTTAATGATTGTGTTAGTTTAAATTGGGCAAGAAATGTATTCACAAATATTGAAAAAGATAGAGTTATTAATATATTTGACAAAGCGGGAGACATGATATGGGCAATAGTTCCGGTTAACACACCGGTATTTGTTAGACATAACGATAAAGAACCCTGGGTGAGTCGCCATTTTTATAGATACAATCCACATTCAGACAAACCGTTTGAATGCTATTGGCAAGGTAAAAGCCAATTTACAATACGTGAGGAACCGAGAGAATGGCATATTACAGGGTGGGAACAGATTAAATTACCTTTCTCTGAGACGCCAAAGGGGGATTATTAAATGTGGCTATTTATATTGCAGGCAATAATGCTTGTCTTAAAACTCACAGGGCTTGTTAGTATGAGTTGGTGGTTAGTCTTATCGCCTACATTAATCCCTTTATTATTTTTAGTATTAGCCATAATCTTTGAAACACTGTTTACGTGAGTCATGTGGGTTTGGAGGATTTACTTGAGTATGGAACCAAGAGAAAAACGTCGTATAGCACGGTTAGAATTATCAAAACTTCGGGATATGGAAAAAGAGCGTAAAGCGTTAAGAGAACAATTCTGTGATTTATTGAGAGATGCAGCTCCAGATGGATTGCCGGAATGTAGTATCGGCGGTGAACGAGTGAGCGGTGGAGGACGGGAACCGACGCTAACGATTCTTAAGAAAATAACGGAGTTTCAAGGACTTATAGAGATTGAGAATGAGCGAATTGTAGAAGAACAAATTCGATTATTTAACATTATTTCCCAGTTACCGGATTCCCGGCATCGTACACTACTGCGAAGTAAATACGTTCAAGGACATAGTTTGGAGCGTATCGCCGTAGATTGGCATATGGCCTATGAAAGTATTAAGTACAATCATAAGAAGGCCCTTGAAAGTTTTTACGACGTTTTTATGAAATAAAAGTTTACCTGTTTTTACCCCCTAGGTCTGTGATATCATGTAAACTGTAGAAAGAAGCGAATGAAGCTAGTAATGATTGTACACTCCTCAACAAATGCCTATGGTGAGCAAGACGAGCATCCGAAAGGATGCTTTTCTTGTAATATGGAAGAGTACCCAAGTGGATTAAGGGAGCTGTCTTGAAAACAGCGAGACGTTAATACGTGCGTGGGTTCGAATCCTACCTCTTCCGCCACATTGCCTAGTAGCACAATGGTAGTGCAGTCGGCTGTTAACCGACCGGTTATAGGTTCGAATCCTATCTAGGCAGCCACATGGATCTTTAGCTCAGTGGTAGAGCACTCGGCTCATAACCGAATGGTCGTAGGTCCGAATCCTACAGGATCCACCAGTAAGCCGGAGATGTAATTTCATTTTGCGGTGTAAGAGGGCTACGGCCTGCAGCGGGAGAATACCCCGCATTTTTTATTGCCCAAAAGGAGGTGATGACGTGACGCCAAAACAAGAAAAATTCTGTGCCGAATATCTGATTGACTTGAACGGTACGCAAGCGGCTATACGGGCAGGATATAGCCCTAAAACAGCCGACAGGATTGCGAATCAAAACTTGAGAAAACTTGAGATTAAAAATCGCATTCAAGAATTAAGGGCCAAAGAGTTTAAGAAAACCATTGCCACCGCTGAAGAAGTGGAAGCGATGCTATCTAAGGCCATGCGAGGTGAGCTCGATGAAGAAGTGGTAGTAGTTGAAGGCTGTGGAGAAGGTCGCAGTGATGCCCGAATTATGATTAAGCAAATATCCGCTCGTGATCGGTTAAAAGCGGCCGAATTAATGGGTAAACGCCATCAACTCTTTACTGATAAGGTCCAAATGTCCGGGGAATTAATGCCAATATTTGTCGGAGAGGACGATATTAGTGATTAGCTATGATCCGACCAAATATCAACCGGTACGATTACCCGAGATATTCGGCGCAGGTTACGGTCAGTTTATACGGTTCCGAGGCCGGTATCGTGTTGTAAAAGGAAGTCGTGCCTCTAAAAAATCGGCTACGGCCGCACTGGACCTTATTAAAAATATATTAAAGTATCCCGAAGCGAATGCGTTAGTGGTGCGTAAAGTATTCCGCACCTTAAAAGACAGCTGCTACGCACAGCTTAAGTGGGCGGCTAGACGGTTGAAATGCTATCATCTGTTCCGGTTTACAGAAAGCCCTCTTGAGATTACAGTTATTGCTACCGGTCAAAAAATACTGTTTCGAGGATTAGACGATCCGCTTAAAGTTACTTCAGTGGCCGTAGATTCAGGGTCATTGTGTTGGTTGTGGATTGAGGAAGCCTACGAAATCACGAATGAAGAAGATTTTGATATGTTGAATGAATCCATTCGTGGTCAATTACCTCCGAATTTATGGCATCAAATAACGATTACCTTTAACCCGTGGAATGAGCGACACTGGCTCAAGAAGCGGTTTTTTGATACCCAAAATAGTGATGTTCTGGCTATGACAACGAATTACACCTGTAACGAGTTTTTAAGCCCTTCAGACATCAAAGTATTCGAGGATATGAAACGCACCAATCCACGGCGATATAAGGTAGCCGGTTTAGGTGATTGGGGTATTGTTGAAGGCCTTGTATACGAAAACTGGGAAGAATGTGTATTTGATGCCGCTGAAATAAGTAAGCGGCCAAATGTACAAAGTTACTTCGGTTTAGACTTCGGTTTTACCAATGATCCGTCGGCACTGTTTTGCGGGCTAGTTGATACAGTCGCTAAAGAGATTTATGTGTTTGACGAGATGTATCAAAAAGGCCTTACAAATGACGAAATCGCGGAAACGATTACTCGTATGGGCTACGCTAAAGAACGTATTCGAGCTGATTCAGCGGAGCCTAAGTCTATTGTTCATTTAAGGAGATTAGGATTGCGACGTATTACTGCGGCCTTAAAAGGCAAGGATAGCGTTAATGCCGGTATTCAGGTATTACAAGACTATAAGATTATCATCCACCCTCGCTGCGTGAATTTCATAACCGAAATCATGAACTACGCTTGGGATGAAGATAAATTTGGCAAAAAACTGAATAAGCCAATTGATGATTTTAACCATTTAATGGATGCCATGCGGTATGCCTTGGAACCGCTGATTAAAATTAGAAAAGGAGGGATAAGTTTTGGAAACGGGGACGAATGATAAGTTGGCCGGTGCGAAGAAACTACTCGAAACCTTCATTGCCGGTCACATAAATTTTGCAATGGCCGATGCAACTGCTCGCCGGTATTATGCAAATCAGAATGATATTTTGAACGAAAAGAAGAAAAGAGAAGCAGATAAAGAAAAACCGGAATTGCGAAATGCAGACAATCGTATTCCATCGGCATTTCATAGTTTACTAGTGGACCAAAAGGCCGGTTATATGTTTACCTCGCCGCCTAGTTTTGACGTAGGCACGGACGAGCAGAACAAGCAAGTAACCGAGGTATTAGGTGATACATATGAGAAAAATGCGAAAGAATTATGCGTTAATGCGTCGAATGCAGGTATTGCTTGGCTCCATTATTGGATTGACGACAACGAATTCAAATGGGGTGTTGTACCGTCGGCACAAATTATACCTATTTGGGGAACCACCTTAGAGCATAATTTACAAGCGGCCGTGCGCTGTTACGAAGAGCTTGATGTGGCTACCGGTGATGCGTATGATGTGTTTGAAATTTGGGATGATACGATATGCAGAGCCTATTGTAAGAAAAAGTCTCTGAGTATTAACGAAGGCTTAAATCCATACGATATGTTCTCCATATTTATGGAAAAGAATCAATCAGAAGCAGCCAATGAATTTGTTCATGACCTCGGTGAAGTACCTTTCATTCCGTTTAAGAACAATGGAAACTGCTATAGTGACTTGGACCGCATCAAACGCTTAATCGATGCGTACGATAAAACGTATAGCGGCTTTATTAATGACCTGGAAGACATTCAAGAGATTATCTTCGTATTAACTAACTACGGTGGTCAAAATCTCAACGAATTTATTCGGGACCTAAAGTATTATAAAACCATTCAAGTCGACTCCATCGGCAGTGAAGATAAATCCGGTGTGTCGACGTTAACAATTGATATTCCGGTCGAGGCTCGCGAAAAGGCGTTAGAGATTACTCGTAAGTCTATATTCACTATGGGCCAGGGTATTGATCCGGAAATGCAAGGACTCGACGGGACTAGCGGCGAAGCTATGAAGTTCTTATACGCGTTACTGGAACTGAAAGCAGGCCTCATGGAAACCGAGTTCCGGTTAAGCTTTAATCAATTTATCCGAGCGATATGCCGCTTTAAAGGTATAACGCCACATAATATTATTCAGACGTGGACACGCACTATGATTCGTAACGATGCCGAACTAGTGGATATGTGTTCTAAGTCGAAGGGCATTATTTCGGATAAAACCATTCTTAAGGCACATCCATTTGTTGAAGACGTGGAAGCCGAAGAAGAACAGTTGGGCAAAGAAAAAGAAGCCGAACTGGCATCGTATGAATTTAATAACACGGGAGGTGAAGAAGATGGAAACGCTTAGAGCTTATATTGAATCATTTGGAGAGGATGCACCGGTGAAACTCTTGTATGAAGTTTACGGTACGACTAGCGAAGTTAAATCCGTATTACAGTATTGTGTAACATCGTATAAAACGGCAGTCGAGGTAATGAAAGAGGAAAAGGTATATCCTGAACCTGAAGTCGAGTTGCCGGAAGAAACAGTTGAACCGGTAGAAGTAGTAGAAAAACCAAAAACAACTAAACGAACAACTAAGGCGAAATAATATATTTCGTCTTTTATTTTTGTCTCGAGGCAGGTAACCTCGGTAAAAACCGGAAAGGACAACAATGGAAGAATTGTTAAAACAATTAGGTATTACTGATGATAAAGTAGAAGCGGCGACGGCTGCTATTAAGGCATATCTCGACGGGGAATACGTGCCAAAAGGACGCTTTAACGAAGTAAACACCGCAAAAAAAGCTTTGGAAGAACAGTTAACAGTCCGCAATAAAGAAATGAAAGCATTACAAAAACAAGCGGAAGGTGCTAAGGATGTAGAAGGCTTGCAAAAGCAAATCAGCGAATTAACCGAGAAGCAGAAGGCCGACCAAGTGGAATATGAGTCTCAGCTCAAAAAGTTAAAGCTCGATAATGCCATTGCCTTACAAATTGCAGATAAAGCGCAGGACGTTGACATTGTTAGTGGTTTGATTAATCGCGACAAGTTAATTGTTAATGAAGATGGTAGTATTACCGGTTTAACGGAACAGGTGGAAGCGTTACAGAAAAATAAAGCATTTTTGTTTAAATCTACATCCGGGAGTCAGGGCTATACACCAAAAGGCGGTCAGACGCTTACAGTGAATCCGTTTGCGGCCGAAACGGAAAACTTAACAGAACAAGGTAAATTATTTAAGGAAAACCCAACAGAGGCACGTCGATTAGCGGCCGCTGCGGGGATTGTATTAGATTAGGAGGAACATAATGGGAACAACTTTAAGTGATGTAATCGTACCGGAGATTTTTACACCGTATACTATCAAGCGAACTATGGAATTAAGTGCATTGGTGCAAAGTGGCATCGTGGTTAATTCCCCGGAATTTGACAAATTGGCAAGCGAAGCAGCATCTATCCACAATATGCCATTCTTCGCCGATTTGACCGGTGATGCGTCTGATGTTATTGAAGGTCAAGATTTAACCGCACAGAAAATTGAATCTAAAAAGGACCAATCGGCAACATTCCGTCGTGCACAGATGTGGTCTGCGACCGATTTAAGTGCTCAATTAGCCGGCGCGGATCCAATGAAAGCTATTGGTACTTTAGTCGGTGCTTACTGGGCACGCGAACTTCAGAAAGACTTGTTAGCAACATTAAAAGGCGTATTCGGCGCTACTACAATGAAGCAGCACGTGTTGGATATTTCCGGTTCTACCGGTCGTGCGGCGGTGTTCAGTGCATCCAGCTTTATTGATGCTTGCCAGTTATTGGGTGATAGCAAGGCTAATCTTACGGCTGTTGTCATGCATTCTGCAACACATGCGTTATTACTCAAAAATAACTTGCTTGAAACTGAACGTGATTCCATGAACGTGGAATTCGACACTTACCAGGGACGTCGCGTAATCATCGATGACGGGTGCCCGGTAGAAGGTGGCGTATACACGTCCTTCTTATTCGGTTCCGGTGCGATTGCATTAGGTAATGGTTCTCCGGTTGGCTTTGTTCCTACTGAAACCGACCGTGATAAACGCAAAGGTTCCGGTGTGGATTACTTAATTAACCGTCGTGTACAGATTCTTCATCCACGTGGGGTTAAATTCACCGCCAAAACTCGTGCCAATATCGAAACTGTTAGCCGTGCAGAAATGTCTACGGCAACTAACTGGGAATTGGTATATGAACCTAAACAGATTCGTATGGTAGCGTTTAAGCACAAAATCGTTTAATAGAGGTGTTGTATGGGACAGGATTCGTATTGGGAACAACGTAGCCGGGAACGGGAGGCCGAATGGACTCAGATTAGTCAAGAGACAATTGAACGCGAGCTGGCGGAACAATACGCCCGTTCCTTGCAACGTATTCAAAATGAAATAAACGCTCTATATGGCCGGTTCAGTCAGGACAATGCAATGAGTATTGCCGAAGCCCAAAAGCTAATTACTGTACCCGAATTCAGAGCGTGGCGTATGGACATCGCAGATTATGTAAAGCAAATCGAAGCTACCGGCAGTAAAGAATTACTGCGGGAGCTTAATGTATTAGCCATGCGTAGTCGCATATCACGGCTCGATAAATTGTATGCAGATACAATCCGGGAGCTGCTGTCGATGGGTATTATTGTCGAAGATAAGATGACCGAATTTTTAACGCGGGCTTACCAAGATAACTACTATCACGCACGCTATGATTTGGGCGTTGCCGGTATCGGTGTGCCACGTAATTTAGTAAGTAAGGCTGACATTGCTAAAGTATTGGCTAATCCGTGGAGCGGTAAAAACTACAGTACTCGCCTTTGGGGTAATACGGAAAAGTTGGCCAAAGTAATTAAGCGTGAAGTGACTAATGGCATCCACCGAGGTATCAGCAATACGCAATTGGCCAAGCATGTACAACAAGCAATGGATTCGGGGCGTAAGGAAGCGGAACGCTTAGTACGCACCGAGATGAACTACGTTAATAATCAGGCTAACCTAGATAGCATCAAGGATGCCGATATGCCGTATTATCAGTTTATTGCGGTCATGGATAGTCGTACTTCTCGTGTTTGTAAGGACCATAACAATGAAGTGTACAAAGTGGCCGATGCTATTCCAGGGGAAAATTTACCACCATTACACGCCAATTGCCGTAGTACGATAGCCGGAACGTTAACTGGGTACGACCCGGCTAAGGATAAAGGTAAGTTAACTCTGTTTAAGACTATGCCATATGAAGACTATAAACGAGTTTTTATCGAAGGTGATAAAGAGTATGGTATGGGGAAAAATTACTTACCTCCGACAGTAGAATTTATTGCAAAACTTGCCGCGGAAGGAAATCAGCCTTATAATAAAGTTAAGGAAGGTGTAGAACGATTTTATGACGATAATGGTGCTCCTATATATCCGCCAAACAATGGTGCGATAGGAGATGTTAGAATTATTACACTAAAACCCGGCACGGAAGTATTAACAAGGTATGGTCGCGATACGGGCTCATATGTCAGCCTTGGGGATATAGATTTTACAGCAAGGGCGTTACCCAGAACGGTTGATGTGAATGCATCTAATTATCATCGGTATAGAGTTATTAAGTTATTGGATAATGTAGAAGAAGGGCTAATTGCACCGTGGTTTGGCGAAAAAGGGCTGGGAATACAATACCGATTACCGGATAGGGTTAAGAACTTACTAGGCGAATTCCTGGAGGAAATTTATGAAGATGAATGACTTAGCTAAAATTATGGAAAAAGAGAATATTTGGCCATACGATTATGCTATCGGGTCGTTACAAAAACCACTGAGTGAAACGCCTCTGTGCTTAATCAAAGAAGGTAATAAATTTGTATATTTAGCCTTGGAGCGAAATAAAGAAGTAGACCGAATTGAGTTTTTATCAGAAGAAGAGGCTTGCAAATATTTCTTAAAGTCGTATGCCGCTTATGATAAAAGACTCAGAAAATACATAGCTTAAACCGCTTACATTATGTAGGCGGTTTTTTCATGCCCAAAATGAGGTGATACATTGGTAACGTATATTAGTGTTGAAACGGCGATTGAACAAATCGTCGATAAAGTTAAAATTAGCGCTGATGTGGAGGATATAACGCCTTTACAGCAGTTACAAATTGAGCAGTTTGTATACGATATTGTCGATTATTGCCACCGAGACGGTTTTCCCACGACTCTCGTACTTACAGTGGCTAATCTGATTGCTATGCATTTTATAACAGAGCCGGAACAAATGGGTACGGGCCCGCTTAAGGCTCTTGAAGAAAATGACACACGGTTTGAGTTTGCCGTCGCTGATACTGATACTACTGATTTATTAAGTAATCAGCTGTTTGGTAAAATACGGCCGAAATTGCACTTGTATCGAAAGTTGGTGCACAATGGTTAACTATCAGGCGTTATTGGAACGCTATATGCGTAATGATCGGGTAACGGTAGTTAGGCAAGTAGAAGCGGTTGATGATATTGGAGCGGATATTTTTACCGAAACCGTAGTATATGCGGATATACCGTGTAAACTAGGGCAAGCCGGGAAGAATACCCTTAATAATACTCCAACCAATAGCGTAACGTTCGTAACGGCCGATTTACGGTTATGTTTAGCACCGGACTACACGATTCTGGCTAATGACAAATTAATCGTTAAGCACAAAGGCCAGACGTTCACGTTTTGGGCGACGCAAGCGTTCAAGTATATGACGCATCAGGAAATATCGGTATATGCTAAAATGGAGGCGTGAATGAAGATTACAGGCTTTGAAGAGCTGTATAAACGGCTTGATAAAATAGCGAATTCACAGGTCAAACTCAATCGCTTTGTCGCACAGCAGGGTGAAATATTACGCAGTGAAGCGGTTAAAAACACGCCTAAAGACACAGGACGGTTACAAGGTAGCTGGCGCCGTAGTCGAGCGGCTCAAAGCAAGTGTGAAGTATATAACAATACGGAATATGCGGCACACGTTGAGTATGGCCATCGCACACGAAATGGTGGTTTTGTGAAGGGACGTAAAATGCTCCATCGTGCTATTTTGACTCACAAAAAGAACTTTGAAGAAAACACGAAGGCTATTTTGGAGAATATAATACATGATTAGATTACGGACAATACAACAGGCTTTACTGGGGTTACTTAAAAAGAAATACCCTGATTATAAGGTGTTCTTTGATGATATTGAAAAATCCACTAAAAGCTATTTCTACATTGAAATGAATGTGGTATCGCATACGTTCGACCGCATCTATTTCGACAGGTATTTACAAATTGATATTACGTTTAGACCGCTGGAAGATTCGCTAGGGCGAATTAAGCGGTCCGAATTATATGAAAAGGCCGATGAGTTAGAAGAACTCATCAGGCCTATTTTTTATGTCGAGGACCGGGCTGTTACCGTTTTGAAGGCGGAAAAGACCATCGTTGACGAGGTGCTGCATTATATTTTTAATCTCGACTTTACGGATTCGTTTACGCCGGAAGAAGAGTACGAATTGATGCAGAACTTGGAATTGGATATTGAGGTAAACAGAAAAGGAGAATAGTATGGCTAGACCTTCTGCAACAACAAATGAGACTAACTATGGGTTACCTTGGGTCTTAATTGATTTTAAGACTAAGGCAGCGACTGCCATTGCCCGTTCGGCGCGTGGTATTGTAGCTATGATTTTACACAATGAAACTAAAGACGTACAAAACTTTTATCGTATCAATGACATAACAGATATTCCCGAAACCGGATTGTCCGAAAAAAGTATTGCGTTAATTAAAATGTGCCTAAAAGGCACTCCGGCAAAAATCTTATTGTATACCATTCCGGACAGCACGGTTGAAAACGCAACGATTACATTGGCCGATACGTTGAAAAAACTTGGACACATCAAGTGGAACTATATTTGTGCGCCGGACAGTACCTTCCAAGAGCATACAGATATTGCCACTTGGGTAAAGGCTATGTCTGAAAACAAGGATAAAACCTATAAGGCTGTATTGGCCAATAACAAGGGTGACCATGAATGCATCATCAACTTCACGACGGACGCGATTAACGTACAGACCGGTATGGATGCCAAGAACAATCCGGAATATACGACTTACGACGCTACTGCGTATACAGCACGTATTGCCGGTATTTTAGCAGGTCTTTCACTCGACCGCAGTGCTACATATTATCGTTTGCCGGAAGTTGCATCTGTCGAACAATATGAAGATCCGGATGAAGCTGTTAAGAAGGGCGAATTGATTTTGTTTGATGAGGAAGACGGTAACGGCGTAAAGATTGGTCGTGCGGTTAACTCGTTTACTTCTTATACCAAAGAAAAAGGCAAGGAATTCCGCAAAATTAAGATTGTGGAAGGCGTGCATATGGTTAAAGATGATATTCGCGATACTTTCAAAGGTGGATATACCGGAGCGTACCTTAACTTCTATGAAAATAAGATGTTGTTCTGTGCGGCTGTTGAAGTATATTACAACAATCTTAAAGGTAACGTTTTGGATCCAAACGGCAACAATACTATTGACATCAATGAAGAATGGCAACGTAATTACGCAAAATTACAAGGTGAAGATGTTACTAAAATGTCTGCTATGGCCATCCGTCGCTACAATACCGGTGACACATTGGCGTTAGTTGGTGATGTTAAGTTTGTAGATGCGATGGAAAATTTACAAATCGTCTTTACGATGTAATGGATGGAAAGGAGTAGCACATGAGCAGAAATAAAGAAGATGTAAAATACCGTGGTCGCCGCCGTTGGAATGGCTCGCATGGTCATTTATGGTGGGACGGCGAATTAATTTTCGAAATTGCCAAGTATGAATGTAAAGTAACTGCTGAACGTGAAGATGTAATTGTTGGTAACAGCAAAGACAGTAAAATCGTAGTGCTTGCCGGTGAAGGTAACTTTACGATTAAAAGCGTAATTAACCGCAATCTCAATAAAATGCTCGAAGCATGGAAAGCCGGTACAGACCCACGTTCCACTTTAGTAGCAGATATTGATGATCCGGATGCAGTAGACGGTCAGGCGGAACGTGTATCGGTTGATAACGTGTGGTTTAACGAACTCACTTTATTAGCCTTTGAAAAAGGGAAAGTCGTTGAAAAGGAATTTACCTTTGGCTTTACCCCTGAAGATGCTACATTTATTGAAACGATTGAATAGGAGGCTCAAAATATGGCTATTAGTGTTAAAGATTTAATTGCAAAAAAAGAAGCGTTATCTAATAAGAAAAAAGAATTATACGACTTAACTACTTCTATCGGTGTCATTACCGTTGCAAAACCATCCGACACATTGGCTACCGAAGCTATGGAATTGACGGACGCTAGTGATGAATATCTCATCATTAATAGCGTAGTTGAACCAAATTTAAAGGACACGGCATTGTTAGAAGCCTATAATTGCGCATCTCCGTTTGATATTGTAGGCAAGTTATTTGATGCCGGCGAAGTGTATGCTATCTCTAAGGCTATTATGAAAACAGCGGGCTTTGGTGTGAACATCGAAACTAAGGTGCACGAAACTGTAAAAAACTAATTGAGGATGACTGGGAGGCGGCTACGGCCGCCTATCTTTTATTAAAAGGTCATCCTCTATCCTATTTTTTCAGTTTACCGTTGTTAGAGCGGATATTTTGTTATGAGGCAATGAAGCTAGAAGAAAAATATAAGCTCGAAGTAATAAAGGCACAAATGCAATTACAGGCGAAAGGGGGTAGCAAATGGCCGATGACGTAAAATTATCCGCATCGATAGAGCTGAAGGATAATATGACCATTACAGCTAAAAAAGCTAAAAATGGTCTTAAGCAGTTAGAGGAAACCGCCAATCGACTGAGTTTGAATGGCGTAAACAGTGCTACCTCAAAAGCCGGTAGTGCGGTAAAAGATTTAACAACTAAGACTACCAACCTTAAAACAAAACTTAGCGGCCTGAAAAGCGGTAGTTATAACGTCACATTAGGGGTTAAAGATAAGGCTACTAGCGTAGTAAATAGGGTTAAATCACAGCTCGAAAGTATTCGTGGTAAAGTGTATACGGCCACGGTTAATATCCGTCAGAATCAAGGAATTAATAAAATCAAACAATCGCTTACCGGAATCGGCTCCGGTATGTTAAGGGGCACATCTGCAGGCATGTTAGGAACAGCCGGTATTGGTTTTGGCGCCTATGAGAGTATCAAGCAATACGGCGAATTTGAACAGCAGATGTCGGCCGTAGGGGCGATTAGTGGTGCTGTCGGTGAAGATTTTGAAGCATTAACTAAAAAAGCCATGCAGATGGGTGCCGATACAAAGTTTAGTGCTAAAGAAGCAGCGGATGCATTAATGTATATGGGTATGGCCGGCTGGAATACGCAGGAAATGCTGAGCGGCTTAGAAGGTACTATGTATCTAGCGGCTGCTAGTAATGAAGATTTAGGTCTTGTTTCGGATATTGTTACAGATTCTATGAGTGCGTTTGGGCTGAAAGCGGAACAAGCCGGACATTTTGCTGACGTATTAGCTGCTACAGCGACTAAGTCAAATACGGACGTAGCCAAAATGGGCTACACATTTAAGTATGTCGCTCCGCTTGCCGGTGCCTTGGGATATACGATTGAAGATGCGTCTATTGCGATTGGTACTATGGCCGATTCCGGTATTAAAGGTGAACAAGCCGGTACCGCATTACGTAGTTTATTAACACGCATGGCCTCGCCTACAAAGCAATCTGCGGAGGCGATGGCTAAATTGGGCGTGTCACTTACCGATGCATCCGGAAACATTAAACCGTTCCGTACGGTACTAGATGACTTACGAAAAGGCTTCGCCGGATTGAGCAAGGACCAACAAGCGCAATATGCATCCATGTTATCCGGTCAGGAAGGTATGTCCGGCTTGTTAGCTATTGTTAACGCGGCGCCGGAAAAATATAAAACACTGACTGAAGCTATCGACAATGCCAATGGAGCCGCTAAACGAATGGCCGATAGACGCCAGGATAACTTATTTGGTGACTTAGAAGCCCTCGGTGGTGACTGGGATAGCTTTGTCATGAACTTGATGAAGGGCGATAACATTGAAGGTATACGCTCTTTCGTTAAAGAAGTGGATAAACTCTTATCTCATTTTAGCGAAGATGTCGAGAAGAACGGCTTGTCAATTAAAGCTGTGCTTAAAACCGTTGGTGAAGCGTTTGAAGATTTAGTTAAAAAAGCGACTAAACTAGATGGTGAGGGCTCTATATTAGCTATCGGAGCGTTAGCAGGTATTGGCTACGGTGCGTATAAAGGTTACAAAGGTATTAGAAATCTCTTCGGTGGAAGGGGTTCTGCTCCGGGCGGTTTAGGGGGTGGAGCTGATGCCGATATGGATACCATGACGGTTAATGCAACTAACGTAATAGTCAAGGGTGGCTTACCGGGATTACAACAGCCCGGTGCATCTGGAGGCGCCGCGAAAGGAGCGGCGGCTATGGGTCCTTGGCAAAAGTTTATGAAATTCATGGGCGGTAATGGAGGTAAGTGGCTACAACGTGGCGGAGCTGCCGTTGCTATAGGGGCTACTGCTTATAATATTGCTACAGCAGATGACAAAGCCAAAGCCACGGTAAAAGGTGCCGGTGGTCTGGCCGGTATGTGGGCCGGTGGTAAAGTCGGAGCAATGGCCGGTGGCGCTATCGGTAGCTTGTTTGGCGGTGTAGGTGCCGCACCTGGAGCCGCTATCGGTGGATTGTTAGGCGGTGCCCTCGGATTCATAGGCGGCGATGCAGTAGGTGATTGGCTTGCTAATATCGATTGGGAAGCAATGAAAATATCGCTCAATAATGGATTCGAAAGCATCAAAGATTTTGCTCAACCGTTAACTGATGGTTTTATTGATACTATTAACGTAATTGTCGGTATTGGAGCTACCCTGTGGGAAGGAATAAGCCCTTATTGGGATGCTGGGGTGCAATGGGTAAACGATAATGTGTGGACACCTATTAGCGATGCCGCCAGTGCCACATGGGACACTATTAGCGGATATGCCGGCGCGGCTTGGGATGGTGTAAAGGTTTATTGGGAACCTGTTGCGAATTGGTTTGACGGCAATGTTTGGCAACCAATATCCAGTGCGGCTGAAACAGCCGGTTCGATTATTGCATCCGGGATAAATGGCGGTATCGATATTATTAAAAGGGGTTGGTCCGGTGTGACAAGCTGGTTCGATGAAAATATTTGGACACCTTTAAGCAATAAAGTAGCTGAATGGAGAGACCGCGGTTCTAGTATCACGGGTTGGAATCCTAGGGGCGGTGCAGACCATAATGCTACCGGTACTACTTCGTTCCGAGGTGGTTGGACTGAAATTAACGAACGTGGTGGCGAGTTAATCGAGTTGCCGAATAAGTCCCGAATCTATCCACATGCGACTACGGTTCAATTGCTTCAAAAAGAGTTGGCCAACTTAGGTAGTTCACCAAATATTACGGTGAACGCTCCTACACCTGTTAGTCAATCAGGAAGTACAAGTGTGTCAATCTCCGGTAATACCTTTGTGGTACGAGAAGAAGCCGATATCGATAAAATCGCCTATAAGATTGTAAGTTTATTTGAACAAAGTAAGGCTAACTATGGAGGTGCGTATTAATGGCAGGATTAGGATCCATATTAAATATGCTATCTATAGCGCTATTAAGGGCTAGCCGTGAACGAGAAACTGTCGTGTTATCTTGTCAGGGCGAACGGTTTGTTCTGCCGGTTACGCCTAGCAAAATTAATTTAACGGACGGCCAAAACAACAAAGTAATGAACGTTACACAGGTGGGCGAAATCTTAGTGTTTGGAATGCCTAAGCTACAAACTATTTCCTTTAGCTCATTTTTCTCTAATCCTCGACGGGAGTATCCTTTTGTTGTTGGAGAAAATAAAGAGCCTGCCGAATGTATGGCTCTTATTAAAAAGTGGAAAGAACTACGACTTCCGGTACGAATTATTATCACAGGACTTGATGTTAATTTAGCGGTCGGTATTGGTTCTTTTGATTGCGATAAACGTGATGGTAGTGGCGATATTTATTACAGTCTAAGCTTAACCGAACATAAAGATTTAAACACACCGTTGGCCAACAACAGTAATCAAATCGAAGCGGCTACCGGATTGCGCACTAGACCAGGCGAGGTTAATGCAACGACGGCTACTATGGTTAGTAAAGCGGCGGATGTTTTGGACGTGGCCAAAAAAGCTTATGGTGATTATAAGCACTGGCGACGTGTAGTTGAAAGCAATAATTTGACGGGGTTAGTCATTAATAACGTAACGAAGATCCGAAAGTTGAAGGTGTAGTTATGATTATTAAATATAAATCTAGCGACACTGGCGCCGATGTGGATATGTCGACCGTAGTTCAGAAAGTAGAATGGAGCGGCTCACGTATTCAAGTGGCTAGAGTTTTGGAATTTTCATATGTTCAAGATGGGCGGGATGCGTTGATTCCCGTCCATTCTTTGGATTGTGGCCAAACGATTTATGGTTACGACGAAGATGGACAGTTACAATTCCAGGGCAATATATACTCAGTGGAACGCAATACTGAAAATTCATTAGTTTCCGTTCGATGCTATGACAATCTATTTATTCTTTGTAAATCCAAAACTACTAAGAAATTTGTTAATGTATTGGCCGAGGATATTGTAAAAGGCGTATGTGCTGAATTAGGGGTAAAGGTTGGTACCTTGCCCAAGACGGATAAAAAATTAAGCTATATTGCGGCCGAAAAAACAGGCTATCAGATAATTATGATGGCCTATACTCAACTATCCAAATCAACCGGTAAAAAGTACCAAATGCTTATGAAGGGTGATAGCTTAGACGTCATTGAAAAAGGAAGCCTTATTGAGTCGTTCGAGGCTAGTCAGTATGTGAATACTAATAACAGTACCTACCGGGAAAGCATCGAAAACATGGTTAACTCGGTCCGTATAACTGATGAGCAAGGAAACTTGGTCGGTTATCAGCAGAATACGGATGATATTAAGAAGTATTCCATGATTCAGGATGTATATAAAACGAATCCAAAGGTGAATACTCAAGAAGCTGTAAAAGCATTACTAAAAGGACCTGAACGAACCGGTGTGTTGGAATTACTCGGTGATTATGCGGTCAAGTCTTCGTATTCGATTAAGATTAGCGACAGTATCGCTAATTTAACCGGTCAATTTTGGGTTAAGTCCGACCATCATTCATTTAGTGATGGCGTACATACGATGAAGGTCGAGCTCGAATTTGAAAATCTTATGGATGAACAGGATCCTGATAAGAATAAGGAAGGAGGCAGCTAATGCCGGAACAAATTCCTACGGCCGCACAATCGGCGGCTAAGCTTGTTGATATGGTAACGGGGATTGCCCAAGATGCAAGGCCACGACAAACTATGATAGGTGTTGTGATAGCATCGCCACCTGATATAAAGGTACAACTTAACGACATCATTCTGACAAAAGAAGATGTGTACATCAGTGAATACTTGCTCGTAGGGTACGAACGTACTGCTAAGGGCGTGATTAAGTCGGAAACTCAACCACGAGCGGGCGGCAGTGGTATGCCTGCATTTGCAAGCCATACTCACGATATTGATAACCCGTACACGGATAATATCATTTACACCGATACACTTAAGCCCGGTGATCGAGTATCCGTTATTCCGGTTTATAATCCCGGTGGCCAAGAAGACCAATTGTACTTGATTGAGGATAAGGTGGTGCGATTAGTATGAGTGATGCCTATCCATTTGTGACAGGCTTTAATCCTGTTGAAGAAGCTAAAAAACTACCTACTTTTGTTGAATTTGATTGGGACTTCGACACCGATAATTTCAAATACGATTCTAACGGAAAGCAAAAAATCGTTACCGAAAATGACGCTATTAAGGTTTGGGTAGGCAAGGCGCTCCAGACGGAACGCTATCAGTATCTGGCTTATTCGTGGCAATACGGCATTGAAGTTAAACCGTTTATCGGTAAGGTAATGCAGGTCAAAGAACGGTACTTGGAACTTAAACGTGTTATCGTTGAGTGTTTAATGGTTAACCCGTATATCCTCAGTATTGATTCTGTTGAGTTTACCACTACTGATGCTGATACTGTGGTGGCCGACATCATATTAACTACTATATATGGAGAGGTGAACGTAAATGTATAAAGCGAGAGACCAAGCCGAAATTTTAAAAGAACTACAATCCTATTCGGAACTACCGGTTAGTAATATTGAAGGGACCTTCGAATATGATGTGTTCTCTTCGAACTCGATTGAATTTGGAAAAGTAGAGGTTGAGCTGGAGCAATTATACAAAGCCGCTTTTGCCGACACCTCTTGGGGCGATTTTTTAACACTCCGTGCGGCGGAAGCCGGTGTTATCCGAAAATTAGCAGTTAATGCTACTGGTACTGTAACGGTAACGGGCAGTGGCGATATACCTAAAGGCAGTCAATTTGCTACCGAAACAGGAATCCAGTTTGAAACTGAAGAATCTGTAACAGTTAATACTACGGCTACTATACCAGTAAAGGCTGTGGTAGCTGGGACAAACGGAAACGTGGCGGCCGGTGCGATTAATACTATATCCGTGTCAATTCCGGGCATACGCGATGTAACTAATTCGGAGGCTACCTATGGTGGCTATGACGAGGAAACCGATAAGGCACTCCTTGCTCGTTATTTACTCCATGTTCGCAATCCAGGCACTACCGGAAATAAATCGCACTATTTGGAATGGGCATTATCGGTACCAGGTGTTGGCTCCGCTAGTGTGGTGCCGACATGGAACGGTCCGAATACAGTAAAAGTTATTATCGTTGATGCTAATCGTGATACGGCTAATGCGGAACTGATTAAGCGTGTAGCGGATTACATTGAAACTGTACGCCCTATCGGTGCACAAATTACGGTTATATCCGCATCAAAAAAAGTAATCGACATTTCGGTTAAAATTAACGGATTTGCTGATAAGGATAGTATCAAGGCCGCCGTAGTCGATTATTTCAAAAACATAACCACTAGCTATGTAAGTATTGCTAAAATCGGCGATATTATCTTCCATACTACCGGTGTAGAAGATTATACGGCGTTATTGCTTAACGGGAATGCGACGAATGTAGCCCTTTCAGATGAAGAACTGCCCGTAATCGGGGAGGTGCGTATTGAATGATATTTGAGTTGTTACGTACGTATAAAGTCGATGTTATGCGATACTTGCCTAAGTTCTTAGCAAAAGACAAATCATTTAATGCGGTGCAAGGTACTTTGTCGTATGAACATGAACAGTACCGATTAAAGGTTATCGATATTGCTAAGCAGTTTTTTGTTGAGACTGCAACCTGGGGGCTAGCGGATTGGGAGCGTGTATATGCGTTACCGTCTACCGGCACCATAGAAAACAGACGTATCGCACTATTGCGGAAAATCCGTGCTCGCGATACGGTGACAAATAACCGTATGCAGTCCCTGATCGATTCTGTAGTTTTCACCAAGGATGCTACTCTCGTCGAGAATGTTGCTCCGGGCGTGTTCCGGATTGACATGGAAACGATGATAGTCCTCGATGAATTACGGGCTATCGTGGATTTCTATAAACCGGCTCATCTGACATATTTAATTGCTCATGCGTTTTTTACGCAGGGGCAATTTTTTTATGCCGGTGCGGTCTCAGAATTTGATATTTTGTCCATCGAAAAAGGTACCGATGGCGATATTGATACGGGCAGGGCACCGGTAGCCTATGCCGGCTCGGTTAGTGTTTTTGACAATGTATTTATAGGAGGTAATCATGAGTCAATATGATCCGATAGTGCCTACAATCCGAGGGCGTGCGATGATAACTCAGGCACTTGCTGAAGAGAAAGCACTTTATTTTACCCGCGTAGAGTGGGGCGATGGCGTCAAGCAACAAGACGCACAGCAGGAATTATTTACCGGCCTTATTCACAAGGTTATTGAGAGCGGTGTTACTAAGAAGCGTCGAGAAGAAGATACGCTATATTTAACGACTGTGTATGATAACTCTAAGATCAAAACGGGCTTCTATGTACGCGAATTAGGCGTATACGCTAAAGTAGGACAGAACGGGCAAGAATATTTATTCGCTTATACGTATGCATCGAATGCATCTTACACACCGGCATCGTCTCAATATAACGAGAAACGTGTAACGATAGCCCTTGGGGTTGATGCTCAAGTTAATGTAATCGTTAAATTCAACTCTCAGCAGTACGCTACTCGTGAGGAATTAGAGGATCATGATGCCGATACATCTTCCCACGAGGTTATTTTTAATAACTTTGTTAAAAATGTGACTCGTGTAAATGATGCCACATTCCAGATTACTAAAGGCGATAATACAAGTACGACTATTACGATTGATAATGTCGCACACGCGGGCAGTGCCACATCGGCCACTAACGCGACGTATACGACAACAGCGAGTTCCGGAGATAACTCGACTCGTATTGCATCTACAGCGTACGTGCTCCGAGAGATCGCATCGGCAGTAGCCAAGCTGATTAATTCGGCACCGGGAACACTGGATACTCTCGATGAGCTGGCGGCTGCATTAGGTGACGATCCTAATTTTGCTACGACAATTACTAATTTATTAGCCCTTAAGGCACCGTTAAGTTCTCCAACTTTTACCGGAACACCACGAGTACCTACTGCTTCAGCGAGTTCAAATGACACGCAGGCGGCTAGTACCTCGTTTGTAAAATCGGCTATGTTGGCATTTTTGACAGACCGTAATTTTGTCAAAGCCGTTATGGATGCCATTGGATCGGAAACATTATCTCGATTCGGGGTTAAGTACAATTTTGATAACCCCAACGCCTGGAGCATCAGCCTTGGTCGACTTTTTGGGGGATTGATTCTCCAAGGTATAAAAGTTTCTGGAACTACTGGAGGCTCATTAAATTCGGGGTATTCCGAAGGCGAAAAATTAATTACATATCCTATTCCATTTAAAGAATTATTAGGCTTTGCATCTGGGTTAGTTGATACCTCTGCTACGTTTGCGGAGCACGCCTCTGTAAATCCTAATAATTCAAACGCACGTGTATTTTTACATGCTTTAACGGCCACTAATGTAGAAATAACTACTTGGATATGGCTAGTAGGAATATAGCCAAGGTGGAGCTACTCCGCGACCAGCTAATAATGCCACGACAGCTACATTCGCT